CGTTAGTGTGACAGGTAATATCACAGGCGGCAACATCTTGGGCGGTGCCAATGTTAACGCCACAACTCTAACCGGTGCTACGGTCTCTATAACAGGTAATATTATCACTGGTGGCGGCATAGTGTCACGCTCGGTGTCAATCGCAGATGGCACATCAGTCACCATCAATGCTGACACCACAGATCTTGCCACACAAACAAACACTCAGGTGGCAGGCATATTGACAATCAATGCTCCAACCGGCACTTTGACAAACGGACAAAAAATCATGTTTAGATTGCAATCATCAAATGTGCAGACTTTTTCTTGGAATGCAGTGTTTGCCGGTTCAACAGATCTAAGTTTGCCTACTGCATCCAGTGGTAGCAGTAAATATGATTATGTAGGATTTATATACAACACCACTGCTACAAAATGGCAAATATTGGCCAAGAACTTTGGATTCTAATGGCATTGATAAAATAGGTAGCTCAAGGATAAAGTATGGCAGTAACATTCGTCGCTTCTAGTGCTGTAGCTACAGGAGACAATCCCACTGTTGCAGTTCCTGCAGGTTATGCTGAAAAAGACTTATTAATAATCGTTACTACTGGTACGGCTACGCCCGCAACACCTTCTGGTTGGACAGCAAGGTCGGTACAAGGTTCTAATGGATTTTTAACTATTCTAACTAAATTTGCTACTAGTTCAGAATCGTCTGTAACATTATCTTTACTCGGCACCACAACTAGTGCAGTCATGCTAGCCTATCGAGGGGCGGCCGCAATTGATACTATTAGTGGTATCACTAATACAGCAAGCGGCACTAGTTTAGCACCTGGACAGACTGGAAATACTTCAACTAATGATTGTGAAATTAGTGTTTGGGTCGCTGATAATGTAGCCGGTACTTGGGGCGCGGCTCCCTCGCCTACAACAAGTAGAGTCACTTCAAACCCCACTACTGCGGTCAACGGTATATTTGTTGTTGATGAGACACAAGCCGCATCAGGTAATAGTACTGCTAGAACAGCAACTATTACTAATTTACATAATATTTCTGCTCTTGCTATCGCAGTCATACCAAGCGGTCGTTATTGGGTAGGTGGAACAGGAACATGGAATACCGGTACTACAACTAATTGGTCACAAACCTCAGGTGGAGTAGGTGGTGCAAAAGTCCCAACAGCAAACGACCCTGTATTTTTTGACCAAGCAGGTACTTATACTGTCACTATGACAGGTGCATTGACCTGTTATAATTTAACTGTAAGTGCCGGTACGGTTACATTCGCAACTGGTACTACACCTACTCTTGCTGTGTCCGGTTCTATGTCATTGATAGCAGGTACTGTATGGAATAGCACTGGCACAACTACATTCAATTCTACTAGAACCGCCGGTGAAACGATAACAACAAACGGCACTGCATTAAATGGTAGTGTTACATTCAATGGAGTAGGCGGTGCATGGAGTTTGACTAGCGCATTAACAACTGGTGCAACACAGACTACTACATTAACTAACGGTGCATTATCTCTTAATGGATATGATTTAACTACTGGTATATTCAGTTCAACTAATGCTAATACTCGTTCAATTGCGTTTGGTGCAAACTATATTATACTAGCACATACTACCGCTGCACAAACTGTATTAAGTATGGCAACTGCTACTGGATTTACTTATACAAGCAGTGGAACATTTGGATCAGGAACAGGTTGCTTCCAGGCCACAATGAGTACCACAAGAACATTTACTTTTGGTACAGCCAGCGCCTCAGGTACAGCAGCTAATGCTCCAATACTTTATCTGGTCAGCGGTGCCTCTGTCCCAACAATAACCAGCGGCAGTTGGTTTAGAGAAATAGATTTTGGAACCACAGCATTTACCATCGCAGCAACCAATCTTAATTTAAGCTCGTTGAAATCTAATTTGAGTACCAGTGTTCTTACAGCTTTAACAGCCACCATGGTGGGGACCGGATCAATCCGTACAAACACATCCATTGGTCCCTTGGTTATCAACACCTCTGCTATCACAACCACCTTGGCAGGTACCACATTATGTACCACAGCCGCATTGACCCTGGGCACACTGGATCTTGCAGGCAACACACTCACTTGCTCAAGCACATTTACCTACAACGGCGGAAGTTTACTCACTGCCAGTGGTGTTCTCAATTGCACAACATTCACGATCAATGGTCCAGCATTTAACTTCACAACTGGAACAATAACTCCCAGCACCAGTTTTGTATTAACATCAGGGTCATTCACACTCAATGGTGGTACACTATCGCCGGTTCCAACATTTACACATACAGCAGGTACGGTAACATTTAATAGTAGTTATTCTTTAACAGTTACTGGCACTTATACATTAACTGCCGGAGTATTGACATTAGCAGATGGGGTCACATTAACTACAGGTATATTCAGTTCTAATAATTCAAATACTCGCTCAATTGCATTTGGTAGTGCAAGTGCAGGAAACATCAATCTCACGCATACCACAGCAGCCACAGTGGTTCTTGCCATGACCACAGTCACTGGGTTCTCGTACACAGGTCCGGGTGGATTCACAGTTGCGGACATGGCCAACACCCGAACATTAACATTCGGAACCACAGGCGGATCGACCGCAAACGCTGTAAACGTGACATTTACTACAGGTGCTAGTGTAGCAACATTGACCACCGGTGGTTGGTATAAAAATTTAACTTTTGGTACAACCAGTTTCAATCCAGGAACGACCTCATTAAATATAGTTAATAGTGTGACATTGTCGGCAACAGGGGCCTACCTTACACTGACTCTAGTACCGCAGGCCAATGTTACATACACTTTTAACAGCGCGTCATTTGGCCCATTAACAATCAATACCACTTTTACGGTCACCATGGGAAGTGCAGCAAATTGCACAACATTTGCCATGACCGCTGGTACATTGGATTTTGCGACGTACAATCTGACCTGTTCGGCTGCTGTGACATACACTGGCGGTACATTTTCAAATTTTGGAACATTGGCCTGTACCACATTCACAATCAATGGCCCAAGTTTTAGCTTCTCAAGCGGCACAATAAATCCTAGTACCAGTTTTGTGCTGACCACTGGATCATTCACATATGGCGGCACAGCCACACTAGGTGCAGTACCTACATTCACTCATACTGCAGGTACTGCAACATTTAACAAAAACTATGCATTAACAGTAACTGGAACATACACGTTGACTGCCGGCACATTGACATTGGCCGATGGTGTTGTGTTAACCACTGGAATATTCAGTTCAACAGGAGCAGGTGTACGCTCAATTGGATTTGGTAGCACAACTGCAGGAAATATAAATCTCACCCATACCACTGCTGCAACCACGGTTCTGAGTATGGCCACAGCCACTGGGTTCACTCTCACTGGCGCAGGTGGATTTATTGCTGCCGCCATGAGCAATACAAGAACATTCAACTTTGGTGCAACCGCCGGCGGTTCGGTGACTAACGCACCTAGTTTGACATTTACCACAGGGGCTAGCGTGGCCACATTGACCACGGCCAGTTGGTTTGATAATCTAAATTTTGGTACCACTGCATTCAATCCAGGAACCACTGCATTGAACATTGCCGGTGACTTGACATTGTCTGCAACTGGTACATATACTACCATGACTCCAACCATGTTGGGCACAGGTACTATTACTAGTAATAATAATACTACATTAGTATCATTAATAATCAACAGCACTTCAGGGACCACCACATTAGCAGCACCGCTGTCCTTGGCTGCCACTAGTACTACCACATTGACCAGTGGCACACTGGCTCTGAATAGTTATAATTTGACCACTGGCATTTTTAGTTCTAGCAATACCAACACACGGTCTATTGCGTTTGGTGGATCAACTCCTGGAACTTCTGCGTCATTTAACGGCAGCACTCAATATGCCAGCTATGCTATAAACAGCAACATACAGGTGACCGCCAATCAACCTTTCACAGTGGAGTTTTGGCTATACACTCCCACTCAAGTACAGACCGCTCCTGCTGTTTTTGGCACCAGTAACGACGGAGGCCAGACTGGAGACATGGCATTTTTTGTAGGGCATTCTGGTCTTGGTATAACCAATCAATATGGATTTTATTTGGCTGGGTTAACAGGTGGAGTGGGCGGAGCCGGAACTACCTCAAACCTATTGGCCAGCACAGGTAATTACATTAAAAATGCCTGGACACACATAGCCTTGGTGAGAGTGGGTACTGATGCATTGTACATGTATATCAATGGGGTGCTTAATGCCACGGCCACATACAGCGGTGCTATCAACTTTCCTACCAACACATTATGGGTAGGAACATCGGGCAATAGTTTTCCTGGATCGCACTACACTGGGTACATTTCTAATTTCCGTTGGGTAACTGGTGTGGCAGTTTACACAGGAAACTTTGCAGTTCCTACAGCACCATTGACTGCGACTCAAAGTTCGGGTACCAATATATCTGCTATCACAGGTACTCAGACCAGCATATTGTTGAATACCGTGACCGGGGCTAATATATTGGCAGATAGTTCGACCAACAACTACACACCTACCAATAACGGTAGCATAACTGGGGTATCTTTAAATCCTTTTACCGGTCTTATCAATCTTGCACATACCACAGCAGCACAAACTGTATTGAGCATGGCCACTGCTAGTAGTTTTACGTATACAGGTACAGGTGGATTTGCCGCAGATGCAACAGTCACTAGAACTTATACGTTTGGTACATTAGCTATAACAGGTGCCCAATACCCCAACTTGTCACTCACGGGTAGTGGTACAGCAGTACAAACATTCACCACTGCCAGCTTTTTTACAAATTTAAGTTTTGGTACCACTGCATTCAACCCAGGAACCACAGCACTAAACATATACGGTAGTTTGACATTATCAAGTGGTGGCACATTCACGACCCTAACACCAACTCTATTGGGTACAGGTACTCTTACCAGTAATAGCAATACCACACTGGCGGCATTAACAATCAACGCCTCAGCAGGAACTATCACATTGGGTGCTGCATTCGCTTTGGCTGCCACTGGCACAACCACATTAACAGCCGGTACTCTTGATCTTGGCGGGTTTGACTTGACCACTGGTATCTTTAGTTCTTCCGGTGCAACAACTCGGTCAATTGTGTTTGGCACAAACAACATTGTGCTGGCTCATACCACAGCAGCACAAACTGTATTGAGCATGGCCACTGTCGTTGGATTCACTTTTACAGGTACAGGTGGATTCACTGCAACTGCGGCAGTCACTAGAACTTATTCGGTTGGCACTGCATCCGGCGGGTCATTGACCACAGCACCTAACTTGACATTGACTGGTAGTGGCACAGCAGTACAAACATTCACCAGTGCCAGTTGGTTTAAAAATTTAAGTTTTGGAACCACAGCATTCAACCCAGGAAGCACAGCACTAAACATAGCGGGCGGTTTGACATTATCAAGTGGTGGTTCTTTTGCAGTTCTAACACCAACTCTATTGGGTACAGGTACTCTTACCAGTAATAGCAATACCACACTGACGGCATTAACAGTTAATACCACCGGAACTATCACATTGGGTGCTGCATTTGCAATGTCCGCCGTTAGTACGTTTACATTAACAGCCGGTACTCTTGATCTTGGCGGGTTTGACTTGACCACTGGTATTTTTAGTTCTGACAACACCAACACACGATCCGTTGCGTTCGGCACAAACAACATTGTGCTGGCTCATACCACAGCAGCAACCACGGTGTTGAACATGGCCATCGCCACGGCGTTCACCTACACAGGAACAGGCGGATTTGCCGCAGATGCAACAGTCACCAGGACCTATGTTTTTGGAACTACAGGTGGATCTGCGACCATATCACCCAATCTAACACTGACCGGTACCGGCACAGCCATTGCTACAATAACCACAGCCAGCTGGTTCAACACCTTGGATTTTGGATCAACAGCGTTTACTATCGCAGCGACTGCATTGAACTTGAACGGACTAACATTGTCCACCGGTGGTACATTTACCAACTTAACTCCGACCATGGTAGGCACAGGTACCATTACCACCAACGGCAAAACACTACCCACACTGATCGTCAACACCACAGGTACCGCAACCTTGGCTGGCGCACTCACTTTGAGTGGTGCTCTCACACTCACACAAGGAACACTGGCTTGTTTGACCTATGCAGTATCCAGTGCCACGTTTGCAAGTACCGGTACGCTGACCAGATCCATGACCGGATCGGGCACATACACCATAACCGGAGCAGGCGCTACTGCATTTTCTAATGCATCTGCTACTGGTATAACAATAGTTGGATTGATTATCAGTATGACAGCGGCCACAGCAAAAACATTTGCTGGCGGAGGAGGCTCATACTCAACGCTGAATCAAGGTGGTGCCGGTGCGTTGACCATATCGGGCGATAATTCGTTGAGTGATCTAACAGCAACCACAAGACCCAGCACGATTACTTTCACAGCAAGTTCTACTCAGACATTCGCTGATTTTACTTTGAGTGGTGTGCTGGGCAGTTTGGTAACAATCAACAGCAGTGCCCCAGGAACTCAAACTACTTTGAGCAAAGCATCGGGTACAGTAAGTGTTGGTTATTTGAGTATCCGAGATTCTATTGCCACCGGCGGCGCAGGATGGTATGCAGGCACAACATCAACCAACGTCAGCAACAATCTTGGTTGGATATTTACTGCACCGGGCAGTGTTTATCTTGGAAACTTTTTTGCGTTCTTCTAAGATTCAACTGCGGCGAAACGCATTTTCAATTGATTCAAGTTTGGTCTGTATGCCTTCGAGATTTACCGTAGACCACAATCCCGGATGCATGGGTCTGGGCCAGGTACCTTGATCGATCCAAGCATAGCCCAGATGCTCGTCGTTGAGAATGGGAATGAATTCATCATCAACCACACACACCCAGGTGTGATATTCAAACATACCATCTGCTGATGTGAATTTCTCTAATGGAACAAGCCGTGTGTAATCGGGAAAGCTGCCCAGCTCTTCCACACATTCGCGTTCCATGCCGCCCAGTAATGTTTCTCCGGTTTCTATCTTGCCACCTGGCAGTCCCCAGGACCCAGGATGTTTCACATCATTGCGCAGCAGGTACAGATATCTTCCGGTGCTTTGGCTGAGAAACCAAACTCCCACTGCCTTCAAAGTACCAGACTCCAGTTTCCGCCTGGGTAAATTCCTTGATAGCTTTTGATCCATTGAGTTCCGTCCCATTTGTATTGTATGCCAGTGGTGATGTTGGTAACAAATTGAATATCTGTGTCACCTTCAGCATTAATACCACATGCCAGTAGTTATTGCTATATTCAATGATGTCATTGGCTTTGGCGATCAAAGCTCGATTGTTTGCACCCAACCATGCTTCTGCAGGGTATGTATTTCCGGTAGCACCGGTGGCTTCAGTCAATAGATATCTCACACCTTCTAAATTGGAATCTGCTGGATTGGGTCCATAGGTCAATGGGTTCACAATGGCATCTATAGGGTCCAAGGTGTTTTGCGGTGCAGTGTCTTGATCAACGTCAAACAACAAAAATCGATCATCATTGGGATCTAAAACTATGGTTCCGACCACTTCACTTTCGTCCTCTTGGCGCAGTCTTATCTGGCTGATTCCCGGACGTAGCACACCATATACTCCAATCACTGCTGGCCATAACAGATTGCTGTCGGCCACTATCTCAGTAGGAGTTATGGAATCGTTAGGCGGTTCTTCGGCCAGCTCTTGTTGCTGTAAGCATTGCAGTTTGTTGTTGATCAACACCACTGCCCAATTGTAAGGAGTGATCACTTGTCTAGTGCCCAACAGCAAGTCGTTGTTGATTAGAGCATTATTCAAATCACCTTGTGCGTCGTACATGCTGGCAATCACACGCTCGACCACACCCAGTTTCTTGACCTTGGCCGGCGATGAAATCCAGATAGGCAATCCAAATTTCAGTGTAGCAATGTCAATGGGATTTTCTGCACCTTGTGGGATAACTCGTGATGTCCATACACAATCATCCAGTTCTACCACACTGAGACTGGTCCAATCGAGATAGTTGTCAGTGCTTTGTATCTCCAGGCTGGGATTGAACAAAGTCAGGATCTGTTCCAGCAGTTGGAATTTCTGATTGGTGTTGCTGGTCCAAATGTCCAGTGTGATACCTAATCTATACGGCACAGGCATCAAGCGCTCGATAGTAAATGCATTGCCTTGGGTGGTTTCGTAGGTTTCTGTATCAGTGTCGTAGGTACGTTGACGAACTGACACCGTGTTTACATGATAAGGCTCTTGCATCCTGGGGCGATCGTAAGTGAGTGCGGACACGTAGAATGTCATCAGTGGAGTGCTGTTCATGCTGGCCGCTGAGTTTTCTTGCAGGATGGTCTGTGCATTTCTAGTGGCATCTCCGTAGCGCACAGGCACACGCAGCAGCGCAGCTTGTTCGCCGTCACGTCCATACTGAACTTGGAAGTTGGACACTATCCTAGTAAATTGCAGCAAGAATCTGCGTATCTGTTCGTCGTAAAAAAATTGTTGCATGTGTTAGCTGGACTTTTGTCCAGGTTGTGTTCTTGGATACGGATTAGGTGGCAAGCTACCGCCTTGGTCACCATTGTCCGCTCTGGGTTTGAGTATCTCGCTAAGACTCTGACGACTAGGTATATTGCCCATGTCTGTGGTCTCCACGGTGTATGTATTGTTGACAAAGGTACTGCGTAAAGTATCGTTGGTAACGCCATTGTTGAGATTGGTGCGAACGCTGTCTTCGATCTTGATCCAGCGAACACCATCATAACGGAACAGCCGATTGGGTTGATAGTCTAGTCTCAAAGCGTAATCTCCTGCGCCTGGATTGAGTGGGAAGGTCACTCCCGGGGTAACAGGCAATCCATTTGGGGCCACTCCTTGCCCAGTCAAGTATCCGACCGTGTAGCCATAACCTTTTGGTGTGACATCCATGCCACCCTGTGTGCCATCAACGGTGGTGCTACCATCAGCAGTGAGTGTGGATGGGTTGGCTGGTTGTAGATTCTCTGTGGGCAGCACATAAAACTTGGTGATATCGTATCCTGACAGCGGAACTTCAACATCGGCTTGAGTAAGGATAGCATCATTGATATTGTTATCTCTGGTTCTAGTGCCTTGCGATGCAGAGATAGTAGGCGGTGTGTATTCTTGCCAATAGTCTGTGTTGTTAATATCAATTCCGGCTGGTGTGTTTGTTTTGGCTTGGTAATATGTATCACCATAATTCACTATGCTGCCCGAAGGATAGAAATTGCCATCATCCCATATCTGTTGGCTCACAAATGGCTTGTTGGTAATGGTATCAAATTCTTGTGCATCAGTCAACGGCGTGGCTTTCACACGCCACAAGTGTGGTAACCAGGTCACGCTGAATCCTTCGCTGGCATAGGCTGCATCCTGGATCACATAATACTTGGAAAATGCAGTGGGCAAGTTTGGGTTCAGCGGATGGAAGTCTTTGAGATTTGGTATTTCTAGTACATCTCCGTTCATGAGTTTGCGCCCAAACGCATCAATCATGTCATTGTAGTGAAATGTGATGAACAAGGTATCATTGTTCAGGAACAGGCCAAATTGGGTAAGATCAAAGTCGATGTCTTGGGTATTGTACACACCGCGCATGGTGTACACATCCGGGTCGTATGCTCGATCACGGTTTTCTAACAACAGCAAGTCTTGGATATTCAGTGGGCTTTGTGTTTCATACACCGGTTGGGTAGCATCTGCATTGCCCGAAAATGCAGAATCAGCACCGCCAGTTTCGGGACCTAGATATTTGTGGCAGTACAAATCCAGTCCGCCAACCGTGTACATTTCTGAAATTGTACGGTCCAGGAATTGATAATCCCGGGTTCGGTTGGGGCGGAACATGGAAAGTTTAGGCATAGTGTGTTATTTATGGGCAGGTTGACCGGAAATTCTGTTTCAGCTACAATACCTGTATGAAAGTCATTAAGTTAGATCGACGATACAAACCGCACAAAGAAGCTGGGTATGAATCTGGTCTGCGGTTCAACGGTTGGTGGAACGAAAAAGACAAAATCAACCTGATTGAATCAATCTGCAAATCTCGCTTGACCAGCGGCTGGTCGTCCCAGAACTCTGATTGGCTTGCGTACTTTGGAAAACGGAGATCAGGCGAGTCCACACCCTACTACGTCATGTTCCGCAGGGAATCAGACATGACTTTTGTGCTGCTCAGCGCGGACTTGACCAAAAAATCATAGTGTGCTATAATTACATCATAAACACTAGCAAAGGAATCCTATGGCAACCCTAGCAACCAAAGCCGCACTGAAATCGATGAACCCGCGCAGCCCTGATACCAAGTATGTTGGCAACGAACCCGAGTGGCGTGTGCAACCTGAACAAGATCGCAATCGCATCAGCGCCATGAGCCATGCGTTTGGCTGGTATAACTATTTCTACGGCAAGAAAGAAGCCAAGGAAATGATTGTCGCTTATTTAGACGCACACAAACGAGTCAAGGATGCTAAAAAAATACGCACCTTGCCCGACAGCCAAGTACGCCTGACCACAGGCTGGCTGTGCCGCATGAGCATGATGGGGCTGGAACTTACAGATCAAGAACAGATCAAACTGGACAATCTCATCGCAGATTTGCTGGCAATCAAAGATCAAGCCGCAGCAGAAGTTGCTGAGCCTGAAGCAGCGGCCAAGCCCAACATCCAGGATCGTCTAAGAGAAAAGATGAAAGATTGTGCTGGCGAATTGGAAGGCATGCTTGACGACTTTGTGGCTGCTGGCTGCAAGATGTCAGCTGACTGGAAGCCCATCGCACAGATCCGTGGCATGAATGTGGCACCTCAGATGGTGTATCACATCGCTGACATCTGGAAAACACGCCTAGCGCATTTTGAGAAAGTGGTAGCCGGCAAAGACGCTCAATTGGTCGAAGGGTATTCCTACTTGTCCAAAGTGCAGTTGCGCAACATTGTGAAGTTCTGCGAGTCTGTTATCTCTGACTGCGGCGCATACGTGCAGATCAAGAAAGTGGAACGCAAGCCGCGCAAGGTCAAGCCTGTGAGCCCAGAGAAAAAAGCAGCCAAGTTCAAGCATCAGCTGGAACATGCTGAGCTCAAGCTCAAAGGGCTGCCTGCTGCATCCTTGGTGGACAAGAGCGAAGCTTGGTTGTACGACACCAAGAAGCGCAAGCTGATCCATGTGGTTGCTGACAGCCACGCAGGCAGTTTCACTATCAAAGGCAGCTCGATCATTGGATTCTCTGTGAGCGAGACACAGCAAAAAACATTGCGTAAGCCTGCAGAAACTTTGAAAGCCATGCAAGCCGCGGGTAAGCCTGCTGCTAGGAAGATTTTCAAGGACCTGACCACCACTGAGACCCAGTTTAACGGTCGCAGCGGTGATAATCTGCTAGTGCTCAAAAGCTGGTAAATAAAGGGGAACGGAGTTCCCCTTATGTCCGAAACTACACTACCACAACTCAAACAAGATTTAATCGAATACTGCCGCCTCATGCTAGGCGGACAGATCATTGACCTTGAGTTGGATCCTGAACACTACGAAGCAGCATACCAGCGAACTTTGGGTGTGTATAGGCAACGTGCCAACGCCGCGTATGAAGAAGCCTACATCTTCATGGAGTTGATACGAGATCTCAACATCTACACACTGCCGCAAGAAGTGCAAAGTGTGAGACAGATATTCCGACGCACATTTGGTGATGCCACAGGACCGTTTGCATCAAACTTTGATCCGTTTGCTCAGGCATCGCTCAATGTGTATCTGATGAATTTCAACGTAGCAGGCGGCTTGGCCACATATGATTTCTACAGCCAGTATGTGGAACTGGCGGCCAAGATGTTTGGCGGCTTCATGAACTACACATGGAATCCTGTAAACAAAAAACTACAGCTGATCCGCGATCCCAAGAACACTGGGGAAAATGTGTTGATCTGGTGTTACCAACTCAAGCCAGAAATCAATCTCTTGAGTGATTTTCAAATACAGCAATGGATCCGTGATTACATGGTGGCTGTGTGCAAGATGATCATCGGCGAAGCACGTGAGAAATTTGGCACTATTGCCGGCCCACAAGGTGGCGGCACCTTAAACGGCACTGCCATGAAAGCAGAAGCACAGGCACAGATGGACGCCAAAGTACTAGAACTGGTGAACTACGTGGATGGGTCACAACCAATTACCTTTGTGATTGGATAGAAATAGTGTGAACCGGGTACTGATAGCCGGCTGTAGTTTTGCCGGAATATTTAATCGAAATGCTGAACTACGTTGGGTCACACCCGGCATAATAAGCCAACAATCGGAGCTGTTACCCGATATCAATACAGAACGATTTCAATTTTTCGGAGATGATGCTGCCGGTAACAGAGCTATTGCTGCCCGTGTAAAGAATCAGCTACCTAAGGACAAATATGATCATGTGGTTGTTATGTGGACTGGTATAAACCGTGTAGACGTTCCAATGGAGAGAAAAGCACATGCCAAGATGCCGAACAAATATCGATATGTATCAGTATTAGAAAATTGGGTCTGGTATTTTTCCGGAGGGATGGGAGGTAGTTGGCAATATGATTCTGATTGTCCAGATATAGTGAAATCACAATTCCGCGATCAGTATCTGCACCAAACTTTTAGATCGGCCACAGATATTGCATTGGCAGCTATTTTAGAAACACAAGAATTCCTTGATTTTCGAAAAATTAATTATACCATGTGCTTTATATACGATATCCATCAGAGCTATGATGATGTGGTAGATAAAGTAACCAACACACGCCAACGGTACATGGGATTTGATCGATGGCCACAATGGCTAGCACTGGAACATTGCCTAGGCAAGGTAGACACCACCTCTAGTTTATACAACATGATCAATTGGAATAAATTTACGGTTCCTATTCCTCCTTATGAATATTGTCTGGAACGAAACATGTTGCAGATTGATGAATTCCATCCCACTAGTTCTGGCATGGTAGAATGGTTTGATACTCAATTGGGACTCAACATAACCAGTTGAGTCGTTGATGCTGTCATCATGTGTTACAATTTGTTATGGCAGATTTAATGATTGACATCGAAGGATTGGGTACTGGGCCGGACACCACTATCCTGACCATCGCAGCCCAGAGTTTTGACCCTACTGGCGCTGGCTACCATGAACGATTCTACTATGCTAGGATTGATTTAGAAAGTCAATACAATCGCAGCATTCAACAGGACACTATCAATTGGTGGGCCACACAGCCCGAGCAGGCTAAGGAAGAAGCGTTTGGGGAACAAGGACGTATACCCTTAGATCAAGCACTAGATGAGCTGGCTAAGTTTATCTGGCAAAGCCGGTTGATCTGGGCCAACGGTCCTACTTACGACATGAACATCATTGAGCATGCATACAAAAGCTACAGCAAGCCCCTGCCCTGGCAATTTTATGTGGTGCGTGATGCCCGTACCATATATAGTTTGTGGCCCGATCTGCCTCGTCCTCCTACCAGCCATCATGCACTAGAGGATTGTCGCAGGCAGATCGACATGTTGCAGGCAACATTGAAACATCTAAACATTAAAGAGCTCAAATGATCATTGGCATCTGTGGATTCATTGGATCCGGTAAAGACACAGTGGCGGACTATCTCACCAACTTCCATGAGTTTCGTAGAGAAAGTTTTGCCAACAGCCTCAAAGACGCTGTGGCCCAGGTATTTGGTTGGGACCGAACCATGCTGGAAGGGCGTACCAAACAAGCTCGTGAATGGCGTGAACAATTAGATTTATGGTGGTCAGATCGTTTAAAAATGCCCGAGCTCACTCCTAGATGGGTGCTACAGCATTGGGGAACAGAAGTGTGCAGACACGGATTTCACGACGACATTTGGATTGCTAGCTTGGAAAATAAACTGCGTCATAGCCAAGATGATGTGGTAATTTCGGATTGCAGATTCCCCAATGAAATTGCTGCTATCAAACGAGCCAATGGACTGGTTGTGCGAGTGGTACGTGGTCCTGAACCTGAATGGTATGATGCTGCTCTAGCATTTAACCGAGGTGAAAACGGAAACATGCGATGGGCCACCGGCAAATTGCAGTTGGCACGGCTCAAGATACATGCCAGCGAAACTGCTTGGGTCGGAACTAAGTTTGATGCTGTGCTGGACAACAACGGATCACTGGATGACCTGTATCTACAGATCCAACAGCTGACTATACATCCGGTTCAAGATCTCCCGGTCGCCACGGCAAATCGGCCCTGAGTAACTCTTCCACACAATTCTTGCACACTGATTTGAGATTTTTCACCGCTGCATTGTTGAGATTGCCATCCTGGTGATACACTAGGATTTGACTGGCATATCTAGCGCGGAATCCACAGCGATCACAAGTCATCTTCTTTTTATAGCCAGCTGATTTCCAGCGCGGCTCTCGTGGTTTGATTCCACGATTCTTCCTTGCACAAGTTTCGCAGCGTTTTCGATAATGCTTGATATCCTCACGGATATAATTAACAGCACAAGGTCGTTGTCCACAGGATTGACAGATAGGTCTCATGGGGTATTTACCTATGGACCTTTGCCAAAGGGCGCTGTATCGTGGCATTTTTTGGTGATACCTATAAATATCAATAACTTGAAAAGGAAACCACCATGGCTTTAACATCACCCGGCGTAGAAGTAGTTGTAATTGACGAGAGTCAGTACCTCCCATCTGCGGTCAACACCGTACCTTATTTCGTAATTGCTACAGCACAGAACAAAGTTTCTAGTGATGGCGTTACTGTAGCAGCAGGTACTTTAGCAGCCAATGCTAACAAAACTTATCTCATTACCAGTCAACGTGATCTTACTGCTACATTTGGTGTACCGTTCTTTTACAATACTACCACTGGCACTCCGATCAATGGATATGAACTCAATGAATACGGACTGCTAGCAGCTTACTCGGCGCTGGGAGTTACCAATCGTGCGTACATCCAACGTGTGAATATCAATCTTACTGATCTCACAGCCAGCCTGACTCGCCCAACCGGTAATCCCAACAATGGTGCTTCGTGGTTGGACATTTCTGCATCGGCTTGGGGTATCCAGCAATGGAACCAATCCACTGCTAGTTTTACAACAATAACTCCTATTGTGATCACCGACACTGCTGATGTGGTAAATTACTCCGGCGGCGATTACACTCCACAAACTGCCGTGGGTAGCATAGGCGATTACGCAGTGGTTTCGGTCGATATACACTTACCCACTTACTACAAAAACAACAGCAACCAATGGGTAGCAGTTGGATCACAAGCATGGCAAACTGCTTTTCCTACTATCACCGGAACCAATGCACCTAGCAGCTTGACTATAGGCTACAACATGTACATCAATGGTAATCTAGTTACTGTGGGTGCTACCAACACTGTGACTGGATTTGCAGCAGTGATCAATACAGCAGCAATCACTGGGGTGACAGCAGCAGCAATTTCGGGACAATTAGAAATATATGCCAATTCCAGCGCCACTAGCGATGGATCCACTGCTAATGGTGGACATGTGGTAATACAACCTGGTCCTAACTCGGGTACAGCATTGCTGACTTCTTTGGGCATTGCTGAAGGTGAATATTACACACCTATATATTTCCCGGGTTACAGCTACCAAGCACCGCGCTGGAGAACCACAGATGATGTGCCTCGCCCAACTGGTTCTGTTTGGAACAACCTCAGCCCAGTCAATAACGGAATATCTTTGTCATTCAAACAATATAGTACTGCATTAGATGTATGGATTTCCCAACCTGTTACGATCTATGCTGGTGATTCTACTGCGTTATACGGGCTAGATCCAACTGGCGGCGGAAAGAATATCCCAGTGGGCACCACATACGCAGCGTACAATGCTTTGGCCACAACATATACTCCGAATACAACTATGGCATTTGAGATTTATGAAAGAATCGCATTAGGTGCCACTATTGTTACAGGATCTACCACCCCTACTGGCACTGCTTTTGTGGTAGGAAATACTTTTCAATTGCAAGGCACCGAAGCAGGATCTAGTGGAGTGAACAGCGCAACAGTGACCATTGGCGGAACAGGAACTGTGGGCAATTTTATCAGTGCAGTTAGTGCTGCTTCGATACCATATGTGAGCGCCAGCGTAAATTCTGCAGGTAACATAGTGTTTACTCACAGCCAAGGTGGTACAATCTATCTTCAAAATCTGACTGGGACTCCTGTGACCACTGCTGGATTCAGCACCAGCACCAGCAA